TATTTATTATTATAGATTATAAAATATAGATTTTTAATCGATTGTATAGTAGATATATATTTATTAAAAAAAAACTGTATATAAAAAATAATCTTTGTATACATTGTAATTAAACATAAATCTTTATATACATTTAATTGAATATGATTAATACAACAATTATCTTTATATACATTAATCGAAATATAATACAAAAGAGAAGCGGTGCGCGCAGGAACGCTGCAAATATTAATCATATTAAGAATTGTAAATAAATAGATATAAAATAGTTGACAAAATAAAAAATATATGTTATTATAAAAGTATAGGACAAGCGGAGGATGAATAAATGTCAGGCATACTATCAGATTTAATATTATTTATTTTATTAGTTGGCGGTATATTTGAATTAATTGGAGGATAAGCAAATGAAAAAATTAACATTTACAATAGGAACACAAGACAAGGATACAAAAGAATTTTACACAGTAAATTCAATACGAAATTATCTTACACAAGCACTAGACTATGCAACATTTACAGAGTGCCAAGGCAGTTATAAATATGATGATGGTACTATTTGTAATGAGCCAAGCTTAAAAGTTGAAGTAATTCTTTTTGATGATGATGACTACATAAAACAAGTTGAAATATGTAAAGTTATTGAAGGCACTTGTAACTTCTTTAATCAAGAGAGCTACTTATATGAAATACAAACATCAAACAGCTATAGTGCAACATTAATTTATTGTTAATTTTTGTAAATAAATGATTAATATGTGTTATAAATAAAATTAATTGGGCATAATATAAATATAGGAGGATTAAGTTATGGCATATAAAAAATATTATAAAACAATTGAATTAGAGCGCAACGACTACAAAGTTATAGCAAGAGTATTTTCACAAGACACAAAATACGGATTTCGTCACGTATGTACAGGTTTAAAAATTACAGATTTACAAGCTAAAAGAAGCTTAGTTGATTTATGTAATACTAATATTGAATGCAGATTTTGCAATAGAACATGGGAGCGCTGGCGCTTTCAATCAGTTTTACTAAAAGCTGTAAGTATTCTCCAGCCTGAAACTTATCAATTTATAAAAGAAAAGATATTATATTAATGAGGTAATTATGGAATACTGGGAGTACACAATTTTATTTATATCAATTATACTTATATTATCAACTTTTATAGTTTAATTATAACTTTGGAGGATTTAATTATGACTAATAAACAACTAACTAAATATCAAATAACTAATCAGATTAATAGAGTTTTGGGTTATGACTTTTTATTATGCGATAGTATGTACTCAAAATCAGAATTATTTGAGATGTATAATGAGATAGTTATCACGGGTAAAATTCCTGTATGGTCGGAGGTTGATAACAGTGATGTTATGTTTATCTATCCAATGGGATGTCACAAGAGGAATTAAATGCACTTGAATATATGATAAACACGACAAAAAGCTATAAAGATAGTATTGATGTAATAATGGACTTGGAGGGATAACAAATATGAATATTTACGACAAAATAGTAATGGTAACAGATGAGGAACTATGTTGTAAATCAATAACAGATTTAATAGATAGACATAATTGTTTATTTGAATATGTTGTAAGTGATGGATGCGGTTACTGTAAGTTTAATAATACAGATGATGTAGACAACTTTTATAGTGATTTATGTGAATTAAAAGATAAATTATTCTGGTTACAATGTTGTTATGATAAAGATTAAGTAATGTAAAGAACAAATAAAGATTATGTTATAAACTTTCATAAACTGGGTATAATATAAATGTAGTACAAATATAGGAGTATTTATTATGGCAAACGAAAAAGCAAAACAAGCAAGCGCAGGATTAAAAAAACTAACAGAAGCTCAAAAAGAAGCAATCAAAGCACTTTATGAAGCAGGCGACAAAAGATTTTCAGAGGTTGAAAAGCTAGTTAACAAGTCTGAATTATTTAAGATTACTGGTGACACAAAATATGCACCAAAACAAAATAGAAATGAAAAAGCAAATTTATTAAACTCAATTTTATTTTCATAATCCTCCAACCCCGATATTAATTAGAGTATAACTGTATAATTAATATATATATGTTTTATCAAGTTGAAGTTATACAACATACTTGATTTTCTTTAATCAAATAGGAGTTAACTATGATTAAAATGTATTTTGATAAAGTTCATAAAAAGTCATTCACTTGTCTAACAGATACACAACTAATGCGATATATGATACGCAACAAAATATGGATTACAGATATTGAATTACTATGGGATAATGGAGAAGTAAACAATGAAGCGATACTTAACTAGTTACTCAAAAAATTACATAAAAGTTCGTGATAGAAAACTTAATCTTGAAACAGAAATATATACGACAGACAGAGAATTGGCTGATACTGTTCAGGACGCAATCAAAAGCACTAATTATCACTTAACTAATCGAAAAAATGGTAAAGTACAAGTTAGGTCTATCAACGAGTTACCTCTTAAATTATCTGAACATAAACCTAACTGGGGTGATATGTTACCAGAGAATATAACATGGGAGAGTGAGATTATAAAACAAAAGGAAAAAGAACTAAGCAGCAAATTAGACAATTTATTACTTAGAGGAGATTAAAATATGAACATAGATGCAAATTTAATTGTAAGCAACGACACAAAAGATGAAGCACTTCAAAAAATTGATGAACGTATGAAAGCTTTAAAGCTAGATTACGAAGTCACTGAAAAAGAAGTTACATTTACACAGTTAACAGTAACATTAAAACTATCAAAACTAAGTATGATTAAACATATGTTTAATTTGGTAGCAGCACCAGAAAATGAAATTAAATACTTATGTAAAGTAAAATCAGTAGTTATGGCTACCGCTCGAGATATTTTAAATAATGTATTACAATCAATAAAAGGATAGAATATGAACGAAGTTATTTATGTTGGTGGAGTACCAGTAACTTACGAAGATATAGAGGAATTTTCAAGTGATAAACAAATTGAAACAAACGATTAAAGACTTTACAGTAATGAGATGTATTATTATTGATAAAAATAATATACAACAATTCTCTGACAGAACATTATTTAATTTTTGTAATAAGGCATTAAAAAACTATATAAAGTTTAGATTATCGCTGATGCAAAATGAAACTGTTCAGAATATAGAAATTAAAATTCTTGAAGCCTCGGTAAAAGCAGGAATTAAATATGCTGAAAGCAAGTTCGGAGTTGATATACCAGACCAAGGAGAAGAACAGATACAGCAAATGGCAGTTGATATTGCAAAGGCAATTAATGAGCGTAGAATAGATTTATTCCTTTATGGTCTTGAATATGCTACTCATAATCTAGAAAAGGATAGTACATCTAATGAAAAGAATACATAGAATACACAAATATATACTTGATGATAACATTGATTTGATTGAAAACTATGGATGGGACTGGTTTGATACATATTCATCAAAAGATGTATTATATGTAGATGAACTAAACTTCATAGATTGTTCAGGCTATACAGTGATAAATGGTGTATACAAATTCTACAATCGTAAAACTATGTTTATATATATGCATGACTATGGTATAACTTGTGGATGTGAACGAAGATTAATTAATGGTAGAGTTCAGTTATGTTATAACGGTCAACCAATGACAAAAGAACAATATAATTACTTATCTAAGCGAGTAAACATGTTAGAATATACAAAGTACAATAAAGGATGCGGATGTGTCAAAAACAAAAGATAAAAATAACTTTATAAATATAATACTCAATAAGATAGAATTAGCTAAGAACTTTCATCAAAGAGTAGCACTATCAATTACTTCAAAAGTAATAATGAATTGTATAACTCTAAAGTTTTATCTTAGACGTAGGTATCAAAAGCTATTTTTATACACACGCTTACAGAAATGTTCACTTGGTAATGTATCTAACAGACATCAACTCATAAATGATATTAAAACTCTAGTACCAGAGTTATCTATCGAAAGCACAAAAGGGCACCATCTAGGATTTATACTCGAATTAAATAATGATACCAAAGACGCGCTAATTCAGTTCTTAAAAATAATAGCAGTATTAGCCAGTCCAAAAGACTTTTATGTAAAAGATACACAAGTATACAAATCTTTTTGGAACTATCAACACACTTCATCAATACCAATTCATTTACAAATAACACAATCGTTATTCAGAACACTAAAGAGCGCAGATTTAATATATTATTTATCAGAGGTACAACAGTATGACAAAAATCTTGATTTACATAATGCTAATATCAATAGTATTAATGATACTACTAAGTAATACTGCATGTAGTTTAACACTTGATGAGGAAGTAAAACTAAAGCATAAACTAGAGCAAACTTGCATAGATTATAATAAAACATGCGAAGTTATTTTTAGCACTAGTAGTAATGTACAAGCTTTTACAACTCCATATAATAGAATAATAATCACATCTGGACTATCAAACAAGTTAAACTATGATGAAGTACAAGCAATAGGTCTTCATGAGGTAGGACATGTCGTACTGGAACATTGTAAAAGACACTTTGAGGCAACATATAAATTATATCCAATATCTAAACAGCAAAAAATAATTTTATATCACACACATGAAATTGAAGCTGACTTATTTGCAACTATGATTGCTAGAAAAGAAAATACGAAAAATTGTTTACCAATTGCATTAGAGAAAATAGTACCTAAGTATTATAGAAACAAAGCATCATCTACGCATCCAAGTGTTAATCAACGAATTAAGATAATGAAAAGCTACTAAGGAGGTAACTAATGAAGCGAATAATAATACACCATACAGCAGGAGCATATAAACCTAACAGTACAGATTTAAAAGCATATCATTTCTTAGTAGATAACTTAGGTACAGTGCATTCAGGTGTATATAAACCAGAGGATAACGAGAATTGTAAAGATGGTAAATATGCAGCTCACACATACTTAGGCAATACAGGTTCAATAGGAGTATCAGCTTGCTGTAACTACGGATTTAATCTCAAACATAAGCAATCTTTATATCCATTCACGCTTAAACAGTTTAATACGATATGTAAATTATGTGTTTATTTAAGTTATAAATATGATATTCAAATATCAAATATTTATACACACTACGGTTTTGATAAATCTAAAGGAATTCATCAAGGAAAAATTGACATTACTTATTTGCCTTGGAAACCAGATTTAAATCCAGACGAAGTTCAAAATTATTTTAGGCAGGAGATACGTAAACTTTTGTAAACAAAGTGTTAAAAATTTATAAAATATGGGTATAATATAGTATATATATTTTTTATTTTAGTATTACTTTTAAAATTAAGGAGTTCGAAATGACAGAAAAGAAACAAGTCCGTAAAAATCCAAGTCCATTAGTAGTAAAAGGAACATTCTACGTAACAGCTACATTTGAAGATAAACAATATGTAGTATCGAATGGACTATCATTTCTAAGATTTAAGAAAGATGGCGAAGAAATTAACAAAGGCGACTATGTTGAAATCCACGGACCGGTTTATCAGAAAAAAGAAGCAGTGCATCCAATCATAACAGGTGAAGCAGTAGTACGTAAGTTAACAGAAGCAGAAGTTGATGAGTACAAAGCAAAGCTTGCAAAAGCCTTGAGACCAGCTGATCCGATGCTTGATGCGGAGCCAAAGAAAGAAAAGAAAGTAAAGACAACAAAAGCTACAGAACAAAAAATGCCTTGGGAGTAAATGAATGACTGATTGGATTGAGTTAATAAGACCTTATACGAAACATATAGTGATAGATAAACAGAAGCGAGGCATACTATTAATTCATCCACATTTTCAAAAAGGTAAGACAGGATATAAGAGTTTAATTAAAGCGCTTGTTAATAATAAATATAATGGCTATGAGGTAACTGCAACGGGATTTGTAAGTTTAAGAGGCTTAATAATAATAAGAACATTAATGAAGCACCTACAAAAACTAAAGGTAATTGAAAAATATAGTCTATCTCATAGTTTACCTAATCCACTTTATACATTAGTAGTAACTTTAAAATAGGAGTAAGACAATAATGTCAATGAATGTACCAGAAAATAATATGACTAATCAGCAACCAGAAATAGTAGACACAACAGCAACAGAAGTAGTAAGTCCAGATGCTACTACCATAGATGAAACTACAGTAGCAGAAACAGCACCACAGGAACAAGCTACAAATGATACTCAAGTCGTAGAAACTGTAGCGCAAGGCTTAGCTAATGATGAAGTAACAGCAGAAGATATATTTGTGGCAATGCTAAGTGAACAGTTTGGAATATCGCCAAGTAGTGCAGTAACTTTATTACAATTATTACTTCAAGATATGATGGACGATGCTACAGAAGTAGAAGAAGAAACAGAAGTAATAGACACACAGCAGTAATTTAGTGAGGCAAACATGCAGACAGTAACATCTACATTTTTATACTTACCTATTGGTTTAGTTAATGATATAATATTCCATATTAACTTAGTTGCAAGTGAGATAGTATCGATTAAGTACGCTGGAGCATCAACATACATTACTTATCTCAAATCACTAGATGAAATAGAAGAAGACTTAGTCAATATGGAAGTTATTTACACTGTAGAAGATGGTATGGAGCATAGTTTCCCTATTTATATTGAAAAGTTAATTACAAAGTTAGTAGAACAAACAAAGACACTGAATAAATGCTGGAGCTTAACAAATGACTAACGTATTAGATATTTACAAATCATTAGCAGTAAGAATTAATTATCCAATAGAACCAACATATAGATGCTTACAAAAAATAATAGGATACTTAAACTTATTAATATCTTTAACAAATACACCTCAAGTAACTATTGAAGTAGAATTATCTGGAGAACCAGGAAAAAGATACTATAATAAGGTAGGAGAAAAGGTAGCCTATCTAAAAAGTGGTAAACCATGTAAATTAAATCCTGATGGAACTATTAACACATCTGAAAAAACTGGATATGTTATTAGAACTGGATTATTTCAAGACTTTAATTCAGGAGCATCAAAGAAATTTATTACATCCGAAACTGATGTACTATCAGATGATTACTATTTACAACCAATTTTGACTGCATTATTCTTAGCAATAAGTGGAGTTAGTCCAGGTGAAGCAGTAATGTATATTAATGATGCTTGTACTAAGTCAGTTTCAAGTGTTGATACATCAATGATAGATGTAAACAAAGCTAAACGGAGATTATAGTTTGGAACTTTACAACATCAGAAGCTTGAAAATTCATATTGGACAAGTAATAACTACTCCATGTGGAAATAGATTTAGATTAAGTTCTAAATTTTTAGATACAAGTATTCAAGATTGTAAATATATATGCTTAATATATAGTGGTAAACAAAGATTTGTTGAAATTGGATTTAATCACACAGGTGTATATAAAGTTTTAAAAACAGTTTTAAAGCTTAAAGATATTAATAAGATTGTTATAAAGATACAGGAGTTTATTAATGGAATTAACAAATAATGAGCTACTCGAATTAGCATCAAAAGATATTGAAGGAGTAGACCTATTACAATACATCCAGAATAAACATAAAGACTGGCATCCGATTAAATGTATAAACTTCATTGATGAGTTGTTTAAATACAAAGAATATAATAAACTTGTAGCATCACTATTGACTGTTAAATTTCAGCGCATAAGAAGTAACTTATTAAAACAAGTAGATACTTTAATGCAAGATGGTGATACTGATATACTTAAACAAATCGATAAACTACTTGCAATTGTTGTAAAGTTTTCTCAACTTGATGATGATGAAGCATCTGATAACAAATTAATAATTAAGACAGCAGGTAACAATGAAGAAAAATTCAGACCAGAAATATCGCAGTAAATTTGAAGCACGATTAGCAGGGCATTTAAAGCACTTAGGTTTTGAGTATGAACCATTTAATATAAGTTATACAGTACCTGAAAGTAAACATAAATATAAACCTGATTTCGTACGAGGTAAACTAATATATGAACTTAAAGGTAAATGGACTTCACAAGACCGCAAGAAGATGAAACTATTAGTTGAACAACATCCAGAGTATGAGATAGTAATGGTATTCCAAAATCCTAACGTTAAGATTTACAAAGGTAGCAATACAACATACTCAGATTACTGTGATAAAAACAATATTAAGTGGATGCACTATAAGGAGCTACTAAAAGAACCGTAATAAAACAATTGAAACTGATGATGAATAAGTGAGAAAATTATTATGCCAATTGAACCTTTTGAAATAGTAAATGAAGATGGAAGTGTTAATCAAGCTGAATATAATCGTTGTATAAACTTTCTTAATGATTACATCAATGGAACTATTCCAGTATATCCAGAAACAACATGGACAAATCCATTCGAGATTGATTTATCACAACAAAAATCAGCATACACACTAATAAAAGAAATAGTTGAACAACCAACAAATAGATTACTTAATAAGACAGCATTTGAAAGCTTAAAAAAGTTATTTAATGGATTACTAAGTAGATATGGCTCTACTATTCATACATACGGTAGATACTTAGAGCAATCAAAATACTTTCTTGATGGACCAGGATACATGTATGATGTACTTTCACAGCGTGAAACTCCAGTACTAAAAGAAGTAATAAATGATGATATTACTATATATTATCTTGATGACGAAAATCATACTGTATTAGAGTACAATGACACAGCGTATTCACAGACAAACAATAGTAACTTACCAACATTAAACTTTCCAGAATTATCAATTAATGCTAATTACTTAACATCCAATGTTGAAAATTATCCAGGTGTATATAAAGGTAATCTATGTGGAGTTTACTCTGATTTTCAAAGAATATCTGGACAATACGTAGGTTCATCAACATTATTTTATTTTAGTGAATGTAATGATACTTTATACACATCCGGTGCAAATAGTGTATCGAAATCTGATATAGGTGTAATAAACTTTAACTATAATGCAGTTGTATCTAACAAATCAAAACCAACACGCGGTATAGATTTATCACTTGTAAAAGCATCTCAAGAAGCAATAGTTAATCCAGGTGAAGTAAACGCATATATACCGCCACAAACGATAAATACAAAAGTTAATTATTTATCACCTACTTTCTTTACAGCTCAAGATAAAACAGAATGGTTAATATAAAATGGTAAAATCAAATCAACGAATAACAAAGATAAAACGTGACCCAATTGAAGAACTACTAAAAAAAGCAGAAGCTACTCCTGTAGAAAATGCTTGTACAATTCAACCACAAGGTATGGATTTAACTCCATATCCAGACATGAATAATCTTAGACTATGGGTACACGATTATCTACTAAACGGATTAAATACAATTTACATAAATAATATTGATACATCTGGTCAAACATATTTAACAACTATTGTAGACGGATTACCACTATTTACAAAACTAACAAAATCCGCGTATATTGGAACAGGATTTATTAATTTTAATCAACCAACTTTAGATAGTAATGGAGAAATAGGCGGAGCATCTTTTGCAGTAACAGCAGATAGTGAAGTTGTAACATATGCACTTAATACTGATAAACTTACAACACATGGCTCTCCACAATTTACTCCATCAACAGGCGTAGCCTCAGGTTTTAGTGATTCAAATTATTATACACTTCCAGCTTCTACTCAATCAACAGATGGAACTACATACGTATTTGAATTTACTCCAACTAAAACAGTAAATAATCTTCAACGTATTGCTCACTATGAATTCGTACTTGCTCTTGAAATTCAAGCTAGTGGTGGTCCCTTAATTTCTTATTGTTGGGATACTGGCGCAGATGCGATTTTAGATAGTGTAACTCCTAATACTACTTATCGTGTTAAAATTCAAATTACATCTAATAAAAAAAGAATTGTATCAGTATGGCAAAATAACGAATGGGTTGAAAAAATAAATCAATACGACAATGGTATAGACTTTAATACTAATTATTCTCTTACTATTGGGACAGGTTCTGTAGATAACACCATGCCAGCTGTTAATACTTCTATAGATTTAAGTAATTGTTATTACTATAATGATACTGCTCCTGATACTATCTATAGATTTACAACTGTAGCTAATGATATGCGGGCATATCTTGCTACTAACAGTACAGATGGATATTGGCAATCAAATAGTGATACTACAAATCATTATCTTACATACTACAATCCAGAAGCAATTAAATTATCAAGTATTGAATTCAATAACTATTTATGTACAGATAGTAGCTATATTCCTACGAACTTTGTAATTCAAGGAAGTAATACAGGAGATGCATCAGATTGGATTAATATTCAAACTATTGAAAATAGTAATACTACCGTAGGTACTAACTCTCCATATTCATTTGATGTATCTACTCAATACTCATATAAGTACTTTAGAATATATATTAATTCACCTCAATCAACAGTTCAAATAGGATACATGAAACTAGTAGGAACTGTAGAAAGTTCTCAAATACCAGTTGAAATAACTAAACCAGGATTATGGTTATCTAACTTATGTAAACCTTATCAAGTATCATATGCAGGAGGTTGGCTAAGACAGAATTTAATAAATCATTCCAACAAAGAGTTTGATACTATAAATAGTGATACAATAGGTAACTATTCTTTTTCATTCTTTCAACGTGGTATAATACACAGAGATGCAGGTTCAACTCATGCAGATAACGATAGTTATAGTCAACATTGGTCACCAAGTGCACTAGGCTGTATATCTCATGATAGTATAATTATTCCAACAAATAATCTAAGAAACACATATTCATCATATCAAACTTTAGCAGTACCTAGCAATGTTAACATGCAATACTATTCTGAAACACCAAGTAAAGATGTTGAATTTACTTTTGTAGATAACAATGATAATATACCTTTAACTACTACATCATTTAATGGTCGAGTAGTTGGTGATGGATGGACTTTTGAATATTTAGTATCAGGAAATCACCAAGGCTCAGGAACATGGACACCTGATGCAGGATGTGATTGTGATGCTGAAACTGTTAATTGTGAAGAATGTCCACATTGTTGGTCCTGCGTAAGTGAAGATATAAGAAATTCTGGATTATGTATTACTGGAGAAATAAAATATCAGAATGCAGATGGTACAGTTTGTATTCAAGCAGTAAATGAATGTTTTCAAACTACTCAAGCAGTAGTTCAACCAGATAATCCTTATATTGCACAAAATGTACTTGATGATAGTACAATTAAAACATACGTAGTAGATATAAGTGTTTCAGGTGACGGTCCTGCACCTAACGATATATCATCTTTACCAGAAAGAGGAAACTATAGCAAAGCAAGAATTACAAAAACTAGCGGTACTGGAACAATATCATTAATATATGAAGATGATGGAACATTCAACTTTGATTGGTCTCGTGGTACTGGAAATTGTTGTAGACGTAGATGCGTAAAAAACATTATAAGAGATTTTCAAGGTTGTGGTACTTGTTTTATGCCGTATAATTGCGGAAGCGCTAAACTATATCTTGCTAAATCAGAAAGTGATATACAAGCACAAGAAAATGTAAATGTATATTTTTGTGTAACTGATGAAAAGAAAAAACAAGAAGCTCAAGGAATACCTTGGAACTATACATGTGGTTTAGTAGATAGATTTTCATTCTCATTCAGTACTACACAATGTGAAGATGACTATACTAAATCTTACTTAGTTGCAGAAAATATTTCAATATCAGCACTAGGTGATATAACAGGATTTAATGAGAATTAATTTATAGGAAATTAATAATGAACTTACTGGAATTACAACAACGAGCAAATATATTAGTTGATAAAGTTAATCAATATGAAGCTAGTCTAACAGGAACAGAACTCGATGAAAATCAAGTATTAAATCAACACACATACGTTGATATATCTTGTTTAAGACCAGTTCTAAAGTTACTTTTTGGAAAAGATGTATCCGATAAATTATCTAGAACTTTAGAAAATGATATTGAATTACCACTTGTATCATCTACAGCTCCAGCATGGAATACATTCTTTAATTTCTTTAATCAAGAAGTAACATCTAATCAACATGAGTTTATTCAAAACATAGATACATATAACTCAAGCAACATGTTAATGTTGGATACTCAACAATACACTTTAACAGATAGAGATACAGCAATATCACTAGGTATAAGATATTCATATGGAGCTAACATTGGTGATGCATTAGTAACTGAAAGTCAAGTATCTAATTTATTTAATTGGAATACTACAAATGATACAACAGTACTTAATAACACTAAAACAACTAATAGACAAGTACCAGGAATAGTACTTTATTATCTTGGTAATGACTATAATGGAGTTTATACTGCAACTATTCCGTATAGTAGAGTTCTATCAAACATCAATACAGTAAATGATAATAATCCACCACTTTATGGAGCTTACTATGATAGTTCAGATATTACTAAAAGTCAAGTAGGACTTGACATGGGAGCTGAAAGTTGTAGAATATTTATACCAGGATGTAATTATCTTGGTGGAAAATTAATATCACCACAACAAATTTGGCAGCCAGATAGAAAAGTAGGAGATGACAATGTAGGCTATGGGTACAATTGGCAAGGTAAAGCTGTTTATCATGAATTAGTATTTAAAAATAGACGTAGTGGATGCAGTAATAGTGGTGTTGATTTTATACCAGGATTAGATACTATACCAGATAATGATGTTCAAGGACTAGCTACAAGAGCAGTACTAGCACAAATGAAAAGCTACTACTACAATAGACCTTGGTTTAATGAACTAAATAGCTTGTATGGAGTTGATACATCTAAACTCGCTAACAGTATAAAAAATACATGTATTACAGCAGCTACTAAGTTTTACAGTTTTAATTTAAATGGGTATCAGCAATTAGTTAACGGAAGAACAGATGATAATACAGGAGTATTAAGTAATTCTACTGGATTATATACTATTAATAATACTGGTACGGTAGACTATGGACAAAACAGTATAGCTATTAATTTAAGTAGCTTTTCAAGCATGCACTATGTATTTAAATACAAGAAAAATATAAGGTTTGATTGTGATTTAACAGCACTTGGTAATATTTTTTCTTTTTATGTTGGTATTAATGGTGAATTTCATCTAAACAATAACGGTTCATGGACTACTAGTACTAATGTAAAAGCAACAAATGATAAATGGGTTATATTAGACATAAATGTAACTAAACAATCAGGTAGTACTTATAACTTAGTTGTAAAGTCAATTATAGATACTGTAACTACTGAAATATATAATACTACAACAGAGATACCTAGTTTTCCAATAAAACTTATTGTAGGTACATTCTTTAGACAAGGCACATTAGATATAGATTTACCTAATTCAAGTATTGCAATTGATGATAATCCAGAAGTACCAATAGCATCACTTGTAACAACAGCAAATTTACCAATAGAAACATATAACGTAACTATAAATGAAGATAATACAATTACTGATTATGGTACTAATGGATTAGTTTATAACCATTTTCAAACTACAGAAAACACAAAGCGTATCATAAAGTCATACTTTACATTAGTTGAATATGATGATACAATCCACTCACAGACTATTACTTCTACAGATACATTTAATTGTTTTATTACACAAGCTACAGGAAAAATTGGTATTAGTAATAATAGTGCAGATTATGTTGTATATCCAACAGCTGTAACATTTAGTCCTGGAGATACAATAGATAGTACTGTAGAAGTTGAACATGGAAAATTAAAATGGACAATAGTACATAATAAAATACATGTTTATGTTTTATCATATAATACAACTGATTTGTATAATTTCACAAATACATATTTCAATTGTAGAAGTGATGGAGCTACAAAAACTAAAGCTATTATTGACTTAAGTAAGACATCGATTGTACAGCAAGCAAATAATATGACAATGAACGATACACAATTTTATAATAGTTATCAACTTAATTATGATACTTTTGCTGATGCATTTGGGTTTTCTAAATAGGAGTGTATATAAAGAATGAAAATTGATGATGATATATACATATACATGTTAGTCAGATACAATAGAAAGACAGAAGAATATGCAAAATATCGCATGTTTTATAATGAAGAATGGGCTAACAAGGTATGTATACGGTATAATAATAAGAATAAATTTCCAGAAAAATACTCATTTCATGTTATAAAGTATTTATTAGTAAAGGTATAAAATATGGAATTTAGCAATGAAACAAGAATTAATCCAGAAGTAGTAGCCAAGAGTATACCAGTTATACATGGACAAGACTACTATATTGATGACCAAGGATATGTATGTACATATACAAGAGAAACAGAACATGTATTTGGTGTAGGTACTGATAATTTAGAAGTTCAGTCTATTAATCAGATAACAGAATTTATATACACTGTTAACAACCAACTAGCATTTAAAACATCTAATGGAATACTAGTTACAGATTTACAAGCATCAAAGCAAAAATATCAAGGTGGATTTCAAGGTATAGTAGGTTTCAATGAAACAGAAACAACATATGAGTATATCAACAATAATAATCCACCTCAATCAACAGTTACTTTTACAGGTCGTATAAATAACAATAAACAACTTGAATTATATATTGAATGTTTAGATACTTGGATTATTCCTCTTGGTGAATTTAGATGCTTTATTTCTGGAACATTCTATAACATAAATTATGATACAGTATTACCTAATACATTTGGTGATACATTTAATGTTACTCTTGCAGGATGGACTACTGTTAATTTAACAAGCGCAACAAATTACATAAGAGATATTATTGTTTCAGGAAATACATTATATCTTTCTTGTAGATTAAATATAATAGGCAGTGAGCCATATAATTGGTCAAACGTAGATACTAGTAGTAAAGCTGTAGTTTGGTCAGAAGATACCAGATTGAATGGCTGTTACTTTGTTGGTAATCCATCAGCATCATACTTTTTTCTAGTAAACTATAATACATCTAGTATCTATTACGTAGATAGCTTAGATTTATCAATCAAACAAGAGTATCAACATAGAACTCCAATTACAGGAGTTGGTATTATAGATAAGTTTATGTTAGCAGTAGTTGATAAAGAAGCATTAACACTTCTACAAGCATATGTATCTTTAAATACTTGGCTTATAAGAAGTAAAGCCTACTTGAAACTTAATCAATTAAGTGCATATGAAGACATGACAAACAACTACATAAGAGAGAACGTAGTATTTGTACAAGACCTGGACAGTTTAATAGTTGTATCTAATCAACGTGCAAATATGATGTTTTTTATAGTTGGTGATAAGATACTATCAGGATGTCATACTGTACAAGATATTAATCCAGGCTTATTCCAAGCTTACTGGATTAACGATAAAAAACTATATAAGTATCAAAGAGTAGAAGATAATGGAGATTACAATGAGATTAACAAAGAACTAGGTATTGTTGATTATAATAGTTGGATTTATATTGGTTCAGATTTAGAACCAGATGTAGGAGGTTCAACACTACAAGATACAGAAATAGTATTTGAAGGTAAAATAGCTATTGTTGAAGGTGATGATGTTTGTGTTGAAAGTTCAGGAGATGTACCAGTAAGTGAAGATTTACCAGTAAGAACGGACCAGGTTAATCCTAATAATTGGTGGTTTTTATACACTAAAACATTGAGATACCCGGTTAGTTACACAGATTGGTTAAAAATTAGTATGATGCCAACAACTAAAATATTTAACATAAGCTTAGTACAAAAATCTAATATAAAAGGAGGTGATAAGTAATGGGATGTCGTGGTAAAAAGGGAAAGAAATAGATAGGAGTTTAATATGATACACATATTATATGATGGTGATATATTACTTAGGTCTATGTTTGCAACGAAGCTACCACCACACATAGCAGTACAAACAATGCTAAAGATTAAAGACCGAGAGATAAGAGAGGCAAAGAGATACTTCAAAGAATTTAATAGATTAGACCCAAAGTTCTATTTTTGTATAAGTTTAAACAGAGGATTTAGAACTGTTCTATTTCCATACTACAAAGCTCAAAGAATAAATAGCTACGCTAAGAACTGGATTGAGTTTAAGAATGAATGTATTAAAATACTACAAGCCTTTCACGTAAATATTGTATCATCAATGGTCTTTGAATGTGATGATTTGATTTCAATCATAGCTTCTAATCTGGTTGAAGATAAACGAAACAAAGTAATGATTATATCATGCGATAAAGACTTCTTACAAATTCCAAAACTAACTATTAAATCTAAAAAGAAAAACGGTATTAAAACATTTGAAACTACTGTAGAAAGCAGTATGCATGAACTAGCAAAGCAATTTTTACTTGGAGATAGAATAGATAATATTCCTGGTGTACCAAAAGTAGGAGTAGTAACAGCAGAGAAAATACTCGAAGGTAAGAAATTAACAAAACTATATGATGTTTATGAATTTGTTAAAGGTGTATATAAAGAACATGGATTAATGTTCTATTTTCCAAGTAATCTTGTTTTGTTACGAATGCTAACAAAGTATAATGTGCCACTAAAAGAACTGGCTAAAGTACTAGAGTTTGATTGCTTACATCCAGAAAACACAATCAACGACCATACTAAAATACCATTCTTACGTAAGATATTTAAACTTATAAACAATATTAATCAATTCAGAAGTGAAGGCTATGCTCGAAAAGGAAAGTTACCGTAATGAAACTTAAACATTGTACAGATTTATTTATACTCTCAAAGGATAAACGACCAGTTGATTGTCAAGGAAGGTATTCAACGATTGATAATGCAGTACATGTACCATATCAGCAATTTAAGAAAGCTAAAGAACGTGGATATACTGTATCAATCAAACTTGGACCTATAGGCGATACTGGTTACTCTATTTTCTGCATTGATTGTGACCACTGTGATTTCAAGCATCCAGTATATAAATGGATGCAATCTATGATAGATACTCCGCAGCTTGTAGAATTATCTCAATCTGAACTTGGAGCACATATATTTATAATAAAGAAAACAGACATTGAACTAGAAACTAGATTTATGGACTTCACAGGTCAACAACTAGAAGTATGGACTAGAGTAAGACATATTGTAAGTCCTTGTATTGATAGAATAGTTGATGTTGAACTTAAAGAATGTAACGTTCAATTATTTGATAAACTTATAGAACTTAGTGATGAACAGGAACGCTTAAAAGCAGAACAATATGAACGTGACAGACAAAAAATTGAAAAAGAACATCAAAAGAAAAACTATAACTTTGTTGCTCCAGAAACAGATATAAGTGTATTCAGTAAATCAGATAAACGACTTTACGAAATATTAAATGCAGAACCAGAAGATGTGGATAATAGTGCAAATGATTTAGGACTCGTCAGAAAGATAGTCTATTACTACGATACAAAGGATAAAGACGTTGTACAAAATGTTTTTGAAAGAACTGATTGGTTTGCTAAAAAGGATGAGTATCATATAAAGAAATTTTATAGACCAGGATATTTAGACAGGCTTATATCACTTAGTTAACAGGAGGTGTAAACTTGAGATTTACAGTTCGATTAGAGAACGGCAATTACTTAGACTTAGAGTTTGATTTAAAATCTGGTACTCTTTACATACACTCTCCAATTCCAGAAATAACTAAGGATGAAATTCACAAACTAGCAGCGATACTTGGTTACAAAATTCATCTAGTTATAACTAATGAAGAAATACTTCCAAGAACCTATAAAAGAAAATCAATGAGTAACTATTCAAGACTTCTAATTGTATGTAAGATGCTAGAAATGATAATAACGGATAAATAACATGTACAAATATAAATTAATGTCGACTAAAAATATAAACTTTGATAGTTTAATCTTTAGAGATTATGCGGATAAAAAGTATTTACAATCGCTGCATAGATTGAATAGACCTGTAATTTGTGTATTTGATAAGAAACACGATAGTCTATTAATTGGATGTGTAGTATTAAGTCAGCGTAAACGTGCACTAAAGATATGTTTATTTACAGTGCTAGATAACTATAGACATAAGCACTTTGGTTCAAGCCTAATGAAACTAGTTTTAAATTACGTTAATGATGATTTTTCTGATGTAGATTATTGTTACACAGTATGTCCATGTAATATAGATACTAATGAATACGAAGGATTTATATTACGACATGGATTTAGTTTATCAACAATTAGGGCTAATGGAGATTTAGTATATACTTATGCGAGAACAATTTAAAAAGGCAATAGAAAGAATTAAATCAGGTGAGCAGACAATTCATCTGATGCCAGTATACAAATTTAACTTTCAACTCGGTAGATTAAATCTATTACTTGGTTCACCAGGTGCAGGTAAATCACTAATGACTATGCATGTTATGTTAGAAGCTATGAAGCACTCAAAGAAAATATTACTTCTATCATCAGAAATGTCAATCTATCAATACACAATTAGAATTTTGAAACATGAACTTTCTATACGTGGTAATGATGAACTTGTAATAAAACAACTCAATAGTCCTCTTTGTCAAAACATATTAGATAAGCTAATAACTCAACTTGATAATAACATTGATTACAGGAATGTGTTTAAAGAAAATCTTGAAGAGCTATTATCTGATACAGACTTACCGAATAAATATGATTTAATATGCTTGGACTATATTCAGAATACTCCATGGAAAGCAGCTACAGATGAATACAGTAGATTAACTTCAATATGCGGAGCAATAAAAGCATTTACACTTACAGGACTAGATAAAACAGGAGTTATTTGTAGTCAAGTATCAAAGGCTCAATTCAATGAAAAAGGTAAAGTTAATGAAGATGTTATACTAATGCCAAAAGGTAGTAATGCTATATTTGAAAGTTCAGACTATGTAGTTCAATTACTACGTGACCCAAATACAGGTATAGTAATTGTATCAAATACAAAGAACAAAGATTGTATAGTAGACCCAAAACAAGTCTATAAGATAAACGCAGATTTAAGATTTACAGAGGTTAAGTAACTATGAATTGGTTTGAGTTAATTGGTATAGCAGTTTGGATGGCTATTGTTGTTTTAATGATTATTGGAGCTGACGAAAGTGAAACAAAAGAAAACACTTGATGAATATAGATTTGAATTAAGATGTTATCTAATAAATGCAGGAGTAGAGAACGTGGATAATTTTATAGATAACTACGAGAAACTTCTTAAGCTAAGTGAGCCAATTAAATATAAACATATAGGTCTATTAAGAGTACCGCAAGATATTTATGATGCATGTAAAGCAGTAGTACCTAAAGAAGTTCTAAGTAGATTTGAAAACAGATTACAACACTATCTTAATACTGAAAAAGATTTAAATAAGATTTATAAATTTCGTAACAACATAACAGGACAGTTTGTAGATTTATATAATGAGTGGTCAAATGTCACAACAGAAGAAGCAAAAAGTAAATATAACTAACAGAAAATTACTTAATCGACTACTACGATTAGATATTGTAAAAGCGTTACCAGTTGAAAAAGTAATAGCATACCTAGGATTATTACTAGTCAATAAAGGAAACATAATCACAGTACCTCAAGCACTAAGAATAATTGAACATAGTAAACTACATCTAAAGATTAAAGCCAACAGTGCAATTCCTTGTGATAACATATTAGATGCATTGATACATCTGGTAGTATACAAACGAAAACTTCTTAAATATTTCTTTACAAATCAAGATTTACCAGTATGGAACTACGAACATTCAGGACCTTTGTTTGATATAATGTATGACATCAGTAGAATTTATAAAATATAAAGGAGATTTAATTATGAACTCAAATGAATTATTGCATCAAATGCAAATTTATGCTTGTCGAAAAGATAACAAACTATGTCCGTCCTGTGGTAAGGATATGAGTAACCCAGCAGGACAATTCAGAGATGCACTAAGCTATAAAGAATTTCAGATATCAGGACTATGTCAAGATTGTCAAGATAAGGTTTTCAAATAATGAGAATATATGAAATAGAACATAAACTAACAGATGATGAACGCAATACGTTGTTATTCTTAACAGGTGGACTAAAGCTTATTAAGAGTAAAGATTGTACTAAGGAAGATATATGGAACTTACAAGAGTTCTTTGGATATAACCATACTAATAAACATATTATAAAAACAATTATATTCAGGGATAAAGTTGTTACTAAAATAAAGGAGATTACTTAACAATGAAATTCAAAGATTTACTATCACGTGCTATTAATGAAGAAGAACTAGATAAATTAGGAATTCTACTAGCAGCAGCATCAGTTTATGCATCAGGAATTAGTGGGATTTCAGCAGATGCATTAGCTAATGTTATTTCTGAAATACAGCCAAGAATAGATGCACTTTTAGAGTATGAATTTGATGATGACTATTACCAGAGACTATAGACATGCAAACAATATTTGATATAGAAACAAATGGATTTTACCAAGATTGTACAACTATACACTGTATAGCTTTAAAAAGAATTGGAATAGATAATGATGTTCAACTATATACGCAATCAAATATTGATGAAGCATTAGACATTCTTTGTAATTCAGAAGTTCTAATAGGTCATAACATAATTGCATTTGATATTCCAGTGCTTGAAAAGCTATATCCATCACGAAAGTTTACTCACAACGTACTAGATACTTTCAATCTATCATATATACAATTTCCTCAAAGAAATAAGCATGGTTTGGAAGACTGGGGAAAAGACTTAGGTTATGAGAAGTTCAATCCAATGACAGGTAAAGAGTATACTGATGAAGAATGGAAAGAACGTAAAAAGACTAAAAGTGAAGCTTGGGATAAATATACTCCTGAAATGGGAGCTTATTGTCAACAAGACGTTAGAGTAACCGAGTTAGTATTATGGCACTGTGATGTTGATAGTATTCCTAAAAAAGTAATAGAGTTATCAAATAATTTTGCTTGGTGCATATCGCAACAAGTAATCAACGGTCATAAGATTGATGTAGATAATCTACTTAAATTAAATGAACAGATTGAACAGGACGAAGTAAGAGCAGCAGACGAATTACTAAGTAAACTACCATCATTCATTGACTATACATTTAAAGTATATAAGCGCGCTAACAAAAATAAAAATATTAAAGCAGGAGATATTGAGTGTATAGAGGTAGTTACTCCATTTAATCTTAGTTCTACTTATCACTGGATGAGATACTTAAAAGAAAAGTATGATTATGACCCACCACTAGTACGTAGAAAAGGTAAAGAAGAACCAACTCCAAGCTTAGATGACGAAGTACTCGCGTCAATCGAAGATAAGTATCCAGAGATAAATGATTTATTGTTGTGGAAAACAGCAAACAAAATTAGAAAGATGATATATAACTCCGACAACAGTGTATATAATTTGTTGGATAAAAATGGTATTATTCATGGAAAAGTGTTCACCGAGGGTACAGTATCAGGAAGATGTACACATAATAAACCTAACTTATCTACAATGCCAAGTGTAAGAACGGATGATAATGGTCCAATCAAAGGTATTAAAGGTAAGTATGCATATGAAGTAAGAAATCTATTTATACCTCATGACGGATATGTACAAGTTGGTTTTGATGCTAAAGGACTTGAATATATGTGCTTAGCTCATCATATCAACGATAGACATTTCAGTGTTGATATTATTGAAAACGGCGATATACATACTTGGACACAGCAAACATTAGGATTTGAAACACGCAGACAAGCAAAAACTTTCGAGTATGCTTATTTATATGGAGCAGGAAAAAAGAAACTTGCAGATGGTTTATCAGCAGGTACAGGAAAGAAATATACAGTTGATGATGTAAACAAAGCAATATCAAAGTTTGTTGAAGCTCTACCAGGGTTAGGTACACTACAAGATAGTCTAAAAGAACAGTATCGACAAAAAGGTACAATCACAGGACTTGATGGTAGAGAACTACAAGCTAGAAGTGAGCATAGTTTATTAAATCTTCTACTGCAATCTTCTGGTGCAGTTGTAATGAAAAACTGTTTAGTGTATCTCAAGGAAGAATTAGATAAGACTGATGTAGATTATAAATTTACTCTTAATGTTCATGATGAAATTCAAGCATCAGTTAGACCTGAACATGTGGAAAAATACAAAGAGTGTGTATATAAAGCAGTTGATAAAGTTAATACTAATTTACACTTAAACTGTAAACTACAAGTTGATATTAAAGTTGGGAGGTCTTGGGCTGAATGTCACTAAAGTATTTATGGAATAAACTTGAAAAGATGAATAGCTTGGAACAACAGGCGTATATCGAAAACATATTCAAGCAGTTTGATATAACTCCGTATTATCCAATAGCTGACAATTTTAAAAACATTCCAGGAAAACAAAGTCAATCTAAAAATCCACTTGGATATATAGTTATGCATTTACAACTTGACCAATTAATGCAACTTATACCAGAATATTACAGAGAGTTACTACCATCTTCATCATTTAAAACAGTAGGGCAACTTGATATTCTTGGAATTATACAGGACACAGTTAGCGCTATAAGAAAATATAGTATTGATAGTTTACCTGGATTAAGTAATCAAAATACCGAAGAAATGTTAGAAGTGTTTGAATTTGGAGTAGGTAAGTATCACCCATGGTCATTCTTAGACTTAAATCCATACACACTTGTACCTGCATTATTTAGACACTTGTATAAATATCATTATATATCGAAGACTGATGAAGAAACTCATGTATCACACTTAGCTCATGCAGCTTGTAATATAAGAATGATACAACTAATAATTGAAAGAGGTGAACAACGTGTATAAAAGATTATTAATTACATTAGGATTACTGGGAGTACTGGTGGTAGCTCCACAAGTATCATACGCAGAAGTAGCTACACAAGATGTACAAGTAGAGGCATCAGGAGGTATTATCCTAAAATCTCAACGTCAACAAAAGAGTAATGAAACCCATCAGAGTGTAGTAGTTAAAAAGTCTGGTGGTATCATTGTGATTATCCAAAGAAATATTAATAAATTCAAATGTGAAGATTTAAAGAAAGCTACAGAAGAGGTTAAGTAATATGCACAAATTAGAAGTAGTATTCATACAAGGAACATCATTAATTTCAAAAGCTATATCAAAAGTATCGAACATGATGTATCGTGGTAATCAAACATCTGATTTTGTACCAAGTCATGTATTACTAATGCTCGATAATAAAATTATCTTTGAGAGCTCAACATACAAAACTGATGATACAAAAACAAAAACATTTGAAAAAGGTACAAGAATATTACTACTAAATGATATTGATGATAAACATAAGAATAGTCTAATTAAACGTACTACTATTTCTGATGACTGTGATGTTTATTTGGCACTAAAATATGTTGCGAAAGCAAGTAACTACCACTACAGCTACAAATCAATATTTAAGTTCTTAACAAACGGACATTTAAAGAAAGATAACAATAAATCTAAAGATGAATATATTTGTTCTGGTCTAGTACTTGATGCACTTAGAGAACCAGTATTTAATGACAATAAATCTATTCAATATATAGTCTCTAAGTTTAAGGATATAAATAGTAACTCTGTTACTCCACTTGATTTATTTATGGCATTCAATGAAGCAGGATTTAACTTTAAAGAAACAAGAGGTTACAGTTTTGTTAATAATATTTGACCTTGATAAAACATCAATATATTGTCCGATAGCTGATTTTATGGATAGATTTATACCACAGAATAAAACACTTAAACGACTATACTATAAGATTTATCCATTTATACACACACTTGAGATGAAGTTTGGTTTATGTAAAATCAACGAAAAGATATACAATCGTGTTAAAGCAATTGAAACTATTAATAGTGGAAATATATCATACTTAGTTCTAACTGCTAGACACGAAACTTATGAAACATATAAACATGTAGATTTAATATTTAAAGAGTTTGCAGACTTTATTAACGTAGAGTGTGTTGCTCAAGGCATTACTGGACTTTCTAAAGCAGAATTCTTAGAAAACAACTTTTTTATATATGATGATGAAGAAATAGTAATGTTTGATGATAACTATAAAGAACTAATAGAAATGAAAAGTAAGTTTGGTTCAAGATTTACAGGTTTCAAGGTTAAGATTGATAAAAATGGTAATGAGGTATATGCACTAAAATGTTAATAGAGTTACTTCCAACACAAACAAAAGTACTAAATGATGTTAGATACGCACGACCTAAAAGTACAAATATTATAAATTACGTAGGTGGACTTGGTTCAGGTAAGACATTTCTAGGAGCACTAATAACAGCATGTTATATATATGCTTATCCTATGTCGAAAGTATGTATGGCAGGTCCAACAATTCCACTTGTTAAAGATAATACATTTGCATATACTGTAAAGTTTTTAAAGATACTAGGACAAGAACCAATATCATTAAACAAAGAGAAAACTATGTGGTTATGTCCGAATGGTACAACTATAATGATTACTCATGGTGCTAGTTATAAACAGATATTGACGTATGAGTTTAACTTTATAGATATTGAGGAAGCTAGTAAAATATCAAACAGTGTATTGAAACAATTTCAAGGTAGATTAAGATATGTTAATGGTAATGCACCTCTAATATTACTAACGCATACCAATCCACCAAGTTCAACTAATCACTATTGTTTAACTTCTGGAAAAGTCTATATTGGAAGCTCATATGAAAACACTAATTTGCCAGAAGGCTATATCGATGGTTTATCTAAGAATATGACAGCAGAAGAAAAGGAGAAGTTCATCAATGGTAAAATAACTCCAGCACTTGATGATGCGCTAATATCTAACTTTGACCCATTGTCAGTAAAGTGTATTCCAACTGAAATTCCAACAAATAGCTATTCCGTATTTATTACATGTGACTTTAACTACTCACCTCAATGTTGGTTATCTGGATTAATTTCTAGTGATGGACGTTTCTTCTTTCTACATGAGCACTTTAATCTTAAAACACATACAGAAGTACAAGCTCAATCAGTATTAGAGTTTTTAATAGATACTTATAACTGTAATAAGATTATTATATATGGTGATAGTGCAGGAGCATATAATCAAAGACTAGATAATGATTATGTTCTAATAGAAAGAGTAGCTGATAGCTTAGGACTTCTTACTGAACTAAGAGTATTACCAAGTAATCCAAGAATTACACAGCGATTATCAATATTTAGAACACATGTATTAAAAGATAAATATAAGTTCAATCTTGATAATATGAAAAAAACTAACTATGTATTTGAAAATACACGTATCGATATAACTACTGGTAAAATTTTAAATCCAACAAAACAAGAACTGGATATAGAACCAGATTTAATTTATACACCTCATGCGATTGATGCAATAAGCTATTTAATGTATTTTGAAGAAACAACAAAAGGATATTAATAATGACACAAGTAAAAACATTTAATGGACTACCATTCTTCATTGGTACAGGAACAAAAGTATCTACAGAGCGAGATTTAGCTTTGGTACAATCAGCACTATATAGAAGACTTAGAAATGTTCAAGAATGGTACACTAGGTATAGAAAAGGTCGTGAGATTAGAGATGCAATAAATAATAAAGAGCAAGGAGTAATAAAGAATGTTAATATGACCTATGCGTATAACGCATACTTTAAATTCCTTCATCAATCTCTATTATCTCTAAGAGATAGTTTTAGACTTACATCTAGTAACTATAAAGATGATTTAGATAGACCAACAGAAGTTCTAAAAGGATACCTTGATGCACTTCAATCACAAAATGATTTACTAATTGATGATGCTATAAAATACGGGTGTGCTACGTTAGTATTAGACGTAAACATGGAAACTGGTACGCCATTACCAGATATTCTATTAAATAGAGTTAAATCAGCTAAAATAGTTTATGATTATGAACAACCAGGTCCAGGATTTTTTACTATACGAGTAACACCAGAACTAGCATTTAGTTACACATTTTTAAGTGACTATCGTAGAATGGAATTATTCAATCACGCTACAGCAGATGCAGAGGCAGTAGCAGAAATAAGAGTATTTATAGGTGATTTAGTTGTAAACAACAAACTTGATAACTACTTAATTATTGTATTTAGACGTCAAGTTATTTATGCAGAAAAAGGTAGAGATTTAACTACTATACGTTCGATTAGTATCAACGATAAAAATGATGATTGTTCACCAATTTATCCAGTTTTAACAGCGTCAGAATTATCAAGGGATGTGTATAAAATACTATTTGATTATTCGGATAAGAATGTAAATCCAATTAGAACTGGACCTTATTCACTAGATGCAAAAGCTTTTAAAGAAGCTGAAATAACTAAGTATCTTAAACTACCTTCTACATATACATCTCAATTAGGAGCATTATTACCAGGTCAATTAGATGTAAACGGATTAATATCAATTCAGACTAGTACTCAACTACTATCACAGCAAGCAACAGGACTTAATGAATATACTCTAGGAGAAAGCGGAGGTTCAGTTAGAACTTTAGGTGAAGCTATGATGTTAGCTGATAGCGCATCTGGTATATTAAATATCTTATCAAACAAAATAAAGCAACAATTAATTCTTCCAGCACTATCTGATATACTTGAAATTATGAAATTTGCACTAAAAGGAATATCTGATATATTTCCAGAAAGTTTGCAAATTGACGTAGATATAGCAAAAGACCAACAAGAAAGTAACGTACTGCTATCTTTAATTAATATGCCAATGTTTGGTGCAGTTATTCAAGGATTACAACCAGTACAAGCATTAATGTTATTTAGATGGATACTCGAAAAATTACATATATCAGGTATTAATTCAGTGTTTGATGATATGATAACAAATACAATAAATAGTAACAATAATAACAATCAATAGGAGTAAATTATGACACATTTTAATGAAAGTAAATTATCAAGTATTCTATCAAGAGCAGTTATAGCACCTGCTGATAGAAGTCAACTACTACCGTTTTCAACTCCAATATATTGTCCTAGTAACAATGGAGTTAGAGCATCAAGAGTAACTATTATAGTACCTAATCCAGTTGTATCAGGTGATGTACTAAAACAAACAGGTACAGATAGTAGTAGTGGACCTGTAGATACTACTACAACTTCAACAACTAATTTTACAATAGGCGGAACAAAGACACAAACTGATACTTTAGCAAACGGAGAAGTTACTACATCAACATATAAGATTGATAATATTGACAACACTGTTGACATTGACTTAACTCAATCTCTAAAGTTATCTTATACAATTCCTAATGAAGTAGATTTAGAAACAAATGTTGATTTACAAAATATGATAAAATCAGACTTTGCAGTTCGATTTAAAAATGCTATATCTCATGCTATTCAAGCTGATATTGTAACTAATATTGCTGAAATATCTAAAATTACTGCGCAATCTACTCTTGCTGAAACTCTTGGACATGTGATTGCTGATAATCAATACAACGGAACTGGACAAAAACACTCAATTTATAGATATGATAATGGCGCTCCAGTTACATATAATATTTCTTCTGACCAACCAGACTATGATGAAAAAGTTATTGGAGAAACAGCAGAAAATTATTTTGCATCTAAGAATGATGTAGCATATCCAGCTCTTTACTATATGAATTTACCTACAGTTTTACTACCATACACAACATATCAAGAATATCAAACAGCATTAGTAAACGGAGATATAAAACCTTATGTTGAAACAAGAATACATGTAGATACTACTGCTGAAAGCTTTAGTAGTATTGGTGACGGTGTAGTAGGTAGTAATGACAGTTATGCAGTAGCATTCACAGAACCAAAAGTAGTTCTTGCAAAAGATGTAAATACGTTCTCTGATGTATTATGTATAACAGCATTTTATGGTATTAAGTTAATTAATACAGCAAATTTAAGAATTATTAATTCATAGTATAATAAACTATAGTTATTTATATACACTTGGTAAAATTGTTAGTTATATACTAAGTGTAAGTGTTAGAACTAACATTAATTTAAGGAGTTAAAATGACAGCATTTACAACCGAACGTTGGGCAGAACAAATGTTATTCACTTTGAAAGAAAGTACTGGTGGTTTTGCAGCTAGAATAGTTAACCATAACTTTCATAATCCTGGTGGAGATAAAGCCGATGCAGTAAAAATCATTAAACCTGATTTATCTGTAGTTGGTACAGCTACTACCGCAGGTATGACTATGCCAAGTGGATACGGTAATGCTAATTCAACAACAATAACTTTAAACCTTGATACTCCAATTCGATATGCAGTTGGTTTACCTTGGGAAATGCAACTAAAAACTTATCATGACATTGAAAAAGGTTATAGACTTGCATGTGAAGATATTGTAGTTCAGCAGCGTAACACAGCAGTTATGGCTGCTATTAACGCAGAAAGTACTATTCCTGTTATTGGTGGTGGTACAGCAGCATCTCCAGTATATCTAAATGTTGATAATGTTCTAAGTTACTTAACTAAATTTAGAATTCAACTTATGAAAACTGGTGCTATTATGGAATATGGTAAATATCGATTTGTAGATGAAGAAACACAGGACAACGTATCAGAACTATCAGGCGAACAAACTGCGTTTGATGGTGAAGGTGGTGAAGTACCAGGTGTTCTAGGCGTACAAGTTCGTGAAGCATTACCAGTATTAGCAGTGCCAGGTGATTTGTATGAACTAATTATCGAAGCAGATACAAAAGCAGGTTCAAGAACAGAAGCTAGAGAATTCTATGGTAATGTACCAGTTATCAGAGGTTTCGAAATAGTACTCGATGAAAGCTTAGACCACATGTCAGATGCTTCAAATAAACACTTACAAATTATTTGTGGTACTAGAAACTTGGTAACAGAAGCATTTACTCAAAGTAGAGCAGAAGTTATACCAGACCCAGATAGTTATAGAGATATTCTTAGAGGTTTAATCGTTTATGGTGCTAAGGTAACTAATCCATTATGTGGAGCTCGTGGTTACTTTACATTAACAGCGCCATCAGGAGGTTAATCAAAGCAAGACAGCTAACGCTGTCTTGCAAATTGAATATTTTTAAATTGATATTTAATTTACAGGGCAGTGTATACAAAGAATAAGGACGAATATATGGCATTAAAGAAAAATCAAAAAAACTACAACAAACAAGTAATGCAATCAGGACTTAAATCAAATGAGTACATCAACACTAACTTAGGTTTAATTCAAGATTACGTAACTGATTACTCTGGTCGAACTGATTACTGGACTGATAAACTTAATAACAGACAGCTAGATTTACTATCTGATAAGTATCTTGCGCAGAATGCAAATATGTTAAGAGGTAACGCTGCGTTTGGTAGTAACAGTGAAACTAATAGACAAATAGATGAAAATGCTTATAGTCAACAAAATTATCTAGCTAATGTGTTAAACCAGAATGTAGCGCAAGCTAATCAACTTCAACAAAATGAATTAGCTGCACTATCAGGAGCTACACAACTAAATTACGCTAATAGAAACTATGGAGCTACAGCAGCAGAAAAAGTAGATGAGGCTAATAATGCTTGGCTTGGCTCATTAGGTAAAGTAACATCAAGTGTAGGTGGTTTAGTGAGTATTATACCAGGAGGTCAAGCTATAGGTGGAGTACTAACGGGAGTAGGAGGTACATTATCTGGATTAGCAGATACTTCATCTTCTAGTTTTAATAATGACCAACAAAAATATATTGACCAATCATGGACTAAATTTGTTCAAGCTCCACAAACTCAAGGATTTTTTAACAACTTAAATCAAGCGGTTAATAAATGGAGTGTAAATAGAAGATATGGTAATACTGGTGATTTTGGTGGACGAAACACAATTGCATAAAGGAGATTACTATGGTAAATAAAAAAGTAATAGAAGTGCTATACGGTGGATTTAAAAATTCTACACAGGCACAAAAGTTCTTACAACAAGCTGGTAATAAACTACAAAAAGGAAAAAAAGAAACAAATAAGTTTATAAATTCTATATTTACAGAAGGATTACGAGGTACATTAGATGGTACTAAGAAGTTTCTACCAATAGCAGGTCTGTCATTAGTAGCTGGACAACCAGCAAATGCTAAAGATAATAATTATTCAAATTTACATAGAAAGTCACTTGAATTTTTCAATCAATTAACATTAGCTCCAGCTCAAGTAGCCAATAAAACAATAGAAAATCCAGACATATTAATTGATACTTTAGTATCATTTTTACCAGTTGGACTAGCTATGAAAGCTCCACAAATAGCAACAAAAGCACTTAATGTATTCAAGGATAAAGGAGCTAAAGTAGCTGCAAAATATATTACTGATATAGCTGGTAAATTTAGACAACAGGTTGTTAAAAAACTTCCGACTGTTACAGAAAAAGTTAAACAAGGTAGCACATTACTAAAAGGTTCTATTGACGATGCCATATCAAAATCTAAAACATTTAGAGCATCAGGTAAAACAGTTGAAGAAGTTAAACTCGCAAAAAGAATTGTTGAAAATGGTAAAAAGTTAAAACAATTATCAGATGAATTAGGAATAAAAAGCGCAAAAGAAATTCCTAATCTACTAAAATTTGTTGACCAACTAGGAAGTATCATTAGGAACTCACCAAAATACGTTATAGCAAAAGCTAAAGGTAGTAATGGAATACTAGGTGCTATAGGTAATGTAGGATTGTCTACCTATGATTTATGGCAAGCATTTAAAGAAAATGATGATAGTTTAATTCCTAAAACAGTTGCAAATACAGCTAGAATTGGTACAAGCCTTATTCCAGGAAATTCGTTATTAAAACTATTATATGGTGGACTAGGATATGTTGCAGGTGATAATCTAACTAAGGCAGCACTAAATAAACTAGGTATAAAAAGAAATACTACTCCAGAACAGGAAAATGAATACGAAACTGGAATGGCTTATCCAGATTTAGAAAGTTACGTACCAGAGTATCTTACAGGAGTATCAGGAAGAAAATATCATGTAGTTGGTGAAAAGATATATGATTTTTCAACTGGTAAACCGGTTAATGTAAATGAAGCTTTAACAGATGCAGATAATTATTTAACAATGCAAACTCAAAAAAATAATGATATGCTTGCAAATGTTAATAATCAGATTGCAGAGATGGAGAAATTAGAACAACGCGGTTACAACATTCCTCCAGAAACAAAAGCTCAATTATATCAAGAAAAAGATAGTTTGTTAGCTGCGGTTCAAAATACTCAGCAAAGTTACTTAGGTAGTCTAAATGAATATGATGCAGATGGAGATTTAGTAGAGCAGTATCGACAAAAATATGTAGTACCTCAAGAAATTGAACAACAGCAAATTCAACAACAAAATCAACAAAACTATATCAATGCATATCAAGAGATGTTTAACAAAATAGCTAATGACACATTTAATGATTTAGATAACTACTATACTCCAGAAAATCAAGCTATCGAATATTATCAATATATGACAGGAGTACCATCAGGTTCTGTACCATATTTATCTCCAGAAGAATTTAGTAGAATACAAAAAGTTAAAGCTATGCAGCAAATAGCTCCAGTTATGCGAGAAAAAGCTCTATCACAGTTAAATAGTATTATTGCTACACAACAATCATCAGATAAAGATATTAGAAATTATAACTTAGATGTTCGTAAACAGGCAGCTACTGAAAAGAAAAACTATATGGATAGCTTAATAAATGCGTATGAAGCAGAAGAAAGAGCTAGACACAATAGAGTTGGTGAACAAATTGACACATATGAAGCAGAAACTGGTAGACAAAATGCTCAATCTAGTTCTATGAATGCAGTAACAAATAGAATGGAAATACCAATTAAACAAGGTCAGTTACAAATTAATCAAGGTGAATATGAGCGTAAACAACAATTACTTCCTTATCAACAAGCAAACTATGCAGGTCAGGCAGTAATGAACGCAGGTATGTCAGGATTAACTATGGACCAATTTTTAAATAGCAATCAATCAGTTATGTCGCAAGTATTCCCAGGTACTCAACAAGGTAATAATCAACAACAACAGTATAAAAACTTTAATTTAGGACAATAATTATGGCACTATCATTTGACAATAACAATAGTAATTCACAATCATTCAACTCATCATCAGGACTATCATTTGGTACACCTAGTACTAGTAATAGACCACAAAGTAATAAATCCGATATAAAGTTTGAAGGCTCACTATATACTAATGCAAAAAATGACTTAAACGAAATAGGAGCTGGAATAACAACTTTACTTGGTGGAATATTTGGATATGACCAAGATGCAAGAAAAGCTATGATTGATACTTTTGATGTAGTAGCAAAAGACCCAACTCAACTAAAACAATTTGGAGATGCACTTCTATCAACATATAATCTTGCAATTGACGATATAGGTAAAATGCCGTTAGGAGAGATGGTAGGAAATGTATTAACAGGAGCTTGGAAGCATCCAATAACAGCATTACTAGATGTAACATCACTAACAGGAGCAATAGGACTAAAACTACCAAAGTCAATCAAGAAAAAAATAAAAGTCATTGATGATAATTCAACAAGAATAAAGTTAGCTGAACAAGTAGCAAAAGATAATATTAATTTAACTAATGTTGGTAATGACTTCTTAAAGCAAATTCAAGTTATTGAAAGTAAATATTCTCCAGAAGCTATAAGTAAAGGAATGCAAGCAATTGAAACAGTAGGTTTTAAAAAAGCACCAAAAGAATTACTGCCAGTAATGCAAGATTTATCAAAAGCTAATGATACTTATAAACAATTTACATCAATGGCTGGTGCAAAAATATTCGATGATGTAGACTTTGCAGCTAAAGAAATGTTAAGTAAAGAATATGGAGTACCATTTAGTGACTTGAATAACTCTGATTTTATGAAGTCACAAGTATACAAAGAAGCAGTACAGTATGTTAAAGATAATGATGTTCAACCACTATTCCACCTTAAACCTAAAGTACATACAGTAGATGATTTAGCTGCTGATAAAATTGAAACAAATCTTTTGGAAAGAAAGTACGGTACTATTGATTATGTGGATGCTCCTAAGAACTTAGCAAAGAAAGCAGGAGATTTTGTAGATAAAGTAGTTAGAAGTACTACATTAGATAGTGCATCAAACTTAAATAAAAAGATACGTGAGTACAATAAGCTAAATAGAACAAATGTTAAAGAACTAGATACACAATCAAGTGTATTTAATAATAAATTCTTAAATGAACTAAACAATGAACTAAAGAAAACTATGTTAGCAGGTGGTACATACTTAGGAGCTAACATACTATCAACAACTTTATCAATACTTAATAACTTTGATGTTAATGCAGTAGCTAAAACATTTAAAAATTTACCAAAGTTTAGAATGGTTGAATTATCAGAAGCTACTACACCTATACTTAATTATATATCTAAAATAAATAATTTCTTGTATCGACCAGTAGCATCAGTAGATAAGTACCTTGAAAATATTGCACTTGAGTATATTAATAACTATGGAATTGATAAAGCTAAGTTTTTACAATCTACAATACCATCAAGAGTAGTAGCTACTAATCCAGTAGAAGCAGCAGTAAAAAGTTTTGTACCATTTGGTAACTATCCACTAGCAGCTATCAAAGAAACAGCTGCACATATAAAAGGAAGACCAGTTAGAAGTTTTGTTTATAACCAATTACCAAAATTAGGTACATCAGTAAATGAAACTGTACAACAGCAAACTCCAGGATTAATAGAAGCAGATACAACTAAAGCTATTAGATTTGACCCAAGAGAAAATAAGCTAATTCAAAGGTCAACTGTTGTAACTCCTATACAAGCAGCAAATATGTTTTTACTAGGTCAACAAGGTGATGCAATTCAAGTACCATTGTATACATTCCTTAATAAGTTGATTAGTGGTAAAGGTGACCCGAATGTTTTTGAAGTTGAAGGTAAAACATATAGAGTTAATAATGGAGAGATAACAACAGAACAAGGTAGTTTTAGTTTACTACCAAGTTTATCGTATATTGGTAGACAGTTATTAGGACCAGTTCAATTCTATAACCAAGTAGTAGTACCGCTTATGACTGATAAATATGTTAAAGATGAACAACAACTATTTAACAGACTTGTAAACGATAGTCAATATTCAAATATGAATGCTCAAGCTCAAAATAAAGTTACTACTGCTGCAAGAGAAAAGTTAGGTAAAAGAGTAGCTGGTACTTATGAATTCAATTATTATAAACCTTATATACCACGGAGAATTAGACGAAAAATTCTTCAAAGACAAATGACCAAAAGAAATATTAATGATATTTTAAATAATTAATCTCCTTTGTACACACACACGTGGTTTATTAATTAAATCACGTGTTTTCTTATTTTAAGTTTTGTAAACTTTCTGTAAATCTATGTTAGAAAAACATAAAAAACGGGTATATTATTATTATAGAACATTGACAAGTGTATATAAAGAAAGCGAGGTCGAACACCTAAACTAGTTGATATTTATTTAATCACAAGTATCAACAGTAGATTAATCTTATTTAATTACTATAGTATATAAAGATAATTAATTAATCATATATAAGTATATAAAGATAGTTAGTTAACTACTAATTGATATATTTTTATATACAGTTCTTTTTAAATATATTAATTAATAATCTCAATAAACTATCTATTATTAATAGACTAACATAGATTTATGATGTTATATCTAATATAGATATACTGGTATTGATTAGAATAAATATATTGTTAGTTCTACGATAGATATATATTTATT